TGTTTTTCATAATACGGATATTCAATTACTGTTATTTATAATATTAAAATTCTTGCTGATATTCGATTTGCCAAGGAGAATTGTCTTCTTTACGTTCTATATCGGCAATGGCATCACTGCCATCATCAATAAATCCAAACGATGGAATATCATTTTCTATTTCTGCTATACGTTGATCATATAACATTTGTTTTATGTCTATGTCGGTTAAATCTCTAAACATTTCTGTGGTAGCAAAGTAACCAAACATTACAAGGTTCATCATGATATCATCATGGTTGCCCTCTGATGCTTCATATGATTGACCTTTTGCTATGAATGTTGATATCTCAAGTATTGTTTCTTCATCTACTACTATTAGTTTTTCTGTTTCAAGTAAGTCTTTTACTCCAGAACATCCAAGTCTTTTTACTTTACGAGTCATTTCTGTTCCAAGAGCATTTGCTTTGATAGCACTGGATACGTGCATATTCTCATACTCAAAGTCATGATATAGTCCATTACATACAACTTGACCTACATCATTTGATTCTATTACTACATACGCATTATTGTACAAAGTTGCATACTTATAAATAATCGTAGGGAAGAGTATTGGAGAGATAGTATTACAGCGATATACAGCAACCTGTTCAAAGGGTTTAGTGCTAATGTCGATTAAGGTAAAAGTTGAGTAGTCCTGTCCTCTTCCCCTCGATACATCACAACACATAATATAATCTTTTTTCTTTTCTGGTTCTTTATAAACTAGTAAGTCACCGTTTTCTCCTATTTTACTAGGAGCTTTAGCTCTAAGTTTCATTAATGTTTCTGCATTAATAAGTGTATCACCTGTACCAAAGAATGTATTACCGAACTCCTGATCAAATTGCAATGGTGATGTATTCGCTATTGTTTGTAGTTTCCAATGCTCATCACGACCAGGTACGTCCCACCAATCAACTCTAAATGGTTTATATTGATTTACTCCTTGTTCTGCGCCTTGCCATAGATTGTAAAACATATTACCAATACCATTGGCAGTCGATGTAATAATCACTTTTGTATTCGTACCAGATGAAATAACAGGATACGTAGATGTGTAGAACTCTGATGCTTTTTCTACGAATGCAAACTCGTCAAGATATAATAACGAAACAGATAGACCACGAATAGAACTACCAGACGTAGCAGCTGCCAATATCCGAGAGTTATTGCTAAACTCAATCGATCCTTTATTCAATGCCTTTGTACCAGGTTGTAAAAAGAACGGGAGATTCTCTAGCATCAATGTAACTCGTGCTAACATCTCACGAGCTGTGGCACCTTTATTCGCTAGAATTGCAATAGTTTTTTCTGTATGAAATAGTGCATACCATAGTAGATATGCCACAGATGATATAGATTTACCAGACTGACGACAAGCCAATACGATATTAAATCTATGATCATCAAATGATTTAAACATTTTTTCTTGATATGGATATAAAGAAAATGGTACAAGGCCTTTATCAAGAGATATAACTTTACAATAGGTTCCAGCAAAATATGCCGGATCCTTCATGCATTTCTTGTATTCTTTTATGAGGTCTTTTGTCCACTCTTGATCTACACCATCCCGTTTTACGTTGGGATTACCTAGATAAGTGGTCTTATCAGTTGTTATCATCTTTATTTAATTGTGGTGTTATATCTACCACATTGCTCATTTCATCATTATCTTGTAACATTCTTTGTAGTTCTGCCGTAGATCCTACAAATAGATTGTTAGTCGTAGCTTCTATTTTCTTAATATCATCTGCAGATATATCTTTATTCTTTTTATTCAGATCCATAAGTTTGTCATTTACTTCTGATACATTCTTTATCATACCAGATAATACTTCAAATGCTCTTGGGTGTTCTGATTCTCTTGCAACTTCTATCATCAGATCAAGGCTTTCTCTGCCTTTTTCTATGAGATCATAGTATGTCTGCCTGGAATAATTATAATCGTTAGTAATATTGTCAGGTTTTTTTGTCATGCGCTATCTACCATTTGTGTGACAGTGGTCGTGAATCCGTAATCACTGTCTGCAGTAACTCCAAGTGGATTTGGAAGCACTGTGATTCTTGAGACTTGTCTATCTGAATCCGCAGTAAGTCCATTTGGAATATCCATTATATAATTATCAACATCTACTTTACGTATTATCTGAGTATTTATAACTCCGGCATAGAAGTTCGCTTCCATCTCAAAGTCGAGTTGATATACAATAGTTCGTCTTGCATCTTGTGCACCTTCATAATCATCAGAGTAACTCATACCAGATAATGTAATAGGTACATCTTCTAGTATATCCTGATAATCACTGAAAGGTTTAATGGTTAATGAATATTGGGGATTGAAATATGGAATGATTTGTTCTACGATTTGTAGAGCATCATCTTGTAGTTTTGTAAATATATTTAACTGAAAGGAAAGAGTATAAGGTACTGGTGCATAGAACTTCATTCTATCGCTATCAGTTAGTCCGACTCTACTAAAGTTTCCAGTCTTTTGTAATTGTCTTTCAGGTGCGTATGTATATGCTAATATCTCAAATGACATTCGAGGTAATTTAAGTGCAACTTTACTATCATCGTCTAAGTCGGCATGCTCTCGAATACGTTCAAGAAACTTTGATTTAGGCGCATATGATAACGGCACTTTCTTTGTATTGATGACAGCACCTGAGCTGTTCTTATGTAGAATGTATATGTTATTAAAGAGTGAACCAAACATAGCCACACTTTTTCGTATACGTTCATGGTAAAAATATTCATTCAACATTTATTGTATATCTCCAAATGGATTCGTTTCACTGAAATCTAAGAAACTCATTACACTGTTTGTAGTTTCAAACGTAGTATTTTGTTCATTCTTAGATTCTACTATTTCTTCGCTCACTGCAGTCGTAGTTGTTATATTACCAGAAGATGCGCCTATGACTTGTCTACCTACAACTGGTAAGTGGAATGCACCATCGTCTGCACCGAAGTTGACCAAATGCATAATATTATCTGAATCACTCCAATGTGCGACTTCACCTGTAAGTATGGTACCATTCGCAAATGTCTGAGTAACATTCTCACCGACAGTAAATCCGCCAGCAGAACCATCGCTATCCATTGTAAGATAAGCACGATACCCAAAATCATTCTGAATACTATCGATTGCTCCGATATTAGTATCAATATCTTCTCCAGAGTATTCGAATAACTGACAACGTAACTTGTATGTAGGAAGATTACTTAACTGATAAAATGGTTGTTCATGTTCAACATGCATGATTTCCCATAATTTATTAGCTAATTCTAAATAAATAAGATCGCCTTCTTTTGGTCTTAATACTGTGATATTATTATTTGCCGAAGATATTCTTTTCTTCCAACTTTTTCTTGCAACTACAAATGTGGCTTCATCTCGTATCTCTACACCGAACTTAGTAAAGAGATCTCCTTCACCATCAAATCCGTCTTGATTTTCTAGATACATTTCTATTTTATATGAGTTATGAAAACTACTTGCTACATCTTCTCCAAGTATTGTATTCTCATTTACAACAGTTCGTGGAAGATAATAGACATCTTGTCCATAGATCTTCAATGATTCTATGACTATGTCTTCGTAAAGATTTTGTTCTGATTTAACTGCTTGGCTGAAATGGGGACTACGTGCCATATGATTATCCTACAAACATGTCTGCAGGCATTTCAAACTCGAGTCTTATTCTTTCCCTTAATCTTTCTATGTCTTGTAATGAATCATCATATATCTGTCTACCGTTTAGCGTCACACCACCTGGGAGCGTCATTCCTTCAAACTTAATTAGATTCTGACCCCATTGTCTTTTAAACAATGCAGTTGTATATTCTTTTAACCACAAATCATTCCATATACTTTGATAACCGTTTATGTCACCAGCTGAATCTGCTGTAGCATTTGTAGTATAAACTTCAGCAACTAAATATTTACCTTCTACGATATCTCCGTCTGCAAAATCACCATGAATATAAAGTCTATTTTTCTTACGAACAAATGTAACCTGAGGTTGACCATTTAATCTCATATCGATAAGAGATAAGTACTGTTGCATCATTTCATAATATGCTAAGTTACCCATTGTTCCATGAATACTTGTCATATCGTTTAGCATCATCTGATACTTAATATCAAAGAAGTTAGTAGTACCGCCGCCATGAGCTTCTATTGGAAATAATCTTGATACTTGAATGATATTATCTGCTATTGTGATAAACTCATTTGATATATCTTCTGCAGTAACCTGATGTTTTAGAAACCCACGCATTGTTGCTTCACTATGATATTCTCTAAAATATTCAAGTGATTCGTCTACGCGATCCTCGAGTTGATCATC